GAGCGACCGCCGGAGGGCGGCGTGCAAATGAACTCCTCACGATGGATATGTGCCTCGTGTTGGACTGATCGCGTCACTGGACGTAACTTGAAACAACTTAAACCAAAGGAACGCAATGATTGAAAACGCAGATGCAGTGCAAATTGGTGGATCGCACTATAAAGATATGCCAGTACAACCTTGGAATGTCATGTCCGCTGTGTTGACGCGCGAAGAATTTATAGGGTTTCTGAAAGGCAACATTATTAAATACTCGATGCGTGCAGGACGAAAAGATGGCAGTGACGATGGCAACAAAGCATTGCACTACATCCACAAGTTGCACGAAGTACAGAATGCGGAAACGTAGCAAGTATCGGCCACGTGCCATACTTATAAATACCCTTGGATATGTAGTCGAGGGGATGACACCGGTAGCTAAGTACGACACCTACTTGGTTGATCTCAAGATCAAGAACCACTTAGCAATGTCAACCTTGACTAAAGGACTTGCAACACGCAACGACATTGATACTTTGATTGCCACAGTAAATATTACTGAAGCTTTGTATAGATTAGGCTTTGGAAAAGAATATGCTGACGTAGTAACAGAAGGGCTCGATGCACTACGTGCTGTGGGTAGACGAGGTATTGAGACGGGAAGGTTTATCTTAAAAGCATCTGAGATGAATTCACTAAACCTTGTCATGGAATTGCATGACGCGCAGATGGACTTGATTACTGTGAAAGATATGGACAAGGCTATTGCGCTTGTCAAAGAAGAATTTCGTCAACGGAAAATGAGACCTATTGTGGAGATTAAAAAATGAATGATTTACTTTATTTGCTTATAGGCCCCGCAATAGTCGGGGTCATTGCGCTGATTTACACCGCGACGCGTGAATGGAAGAGTCTGACCAAAGAAGAGATTTACCACTTGTGGGATACCAACTCAGAAAAGTTTGGTAGCGTGGAAGAGTTTGCCCGAGCCCTCGAACGTGCCGTACAGGAGAAGAATTCATGATCGCTATTTACGAATTTATAAAGAAGTTATTTACCCGCGTTCCGCCAGCAGTGACGGATGAGCACTGCCCGTATTGCCACGGTATCGGCTACGACGCAAGCGGATTTACATGCAGTTGTTTGCGGGAGAAGAAGCTATGAAAATAACTGTATATACCAAAAGCAATTGCCCAAATTGTTTAGCCGCTAAACAACTACTACAGACCAACAACATGGAGTACGAAGAAGTTGATATAGACGACGACGCACGCCGTGCAAACTTCTTTAATGCTTACCCTGATGTTCGCCAGATGCCGCAGATATTTATTGGCGATCAACGTGTCGGTGGATTAGCAGGCTTGCAAGCGGCTCTCTCATCTTTAAAGGAACGCAATGCTACTAGTAGATACTGATATAGAACGTAAACGCTGTGCTGCGATTGTGCGCAGATCAATCGTACGCAACAAAAACAACATCATGCACGTTCAGATACTTAAGCGCGTGCTCGAGAAAATAGTTAACCCGAGGAAACCAAAATGTACAGAATCCCAAGTGACCTCTCCGAACTTGAGCTGATGCTTGCCGACTCGCAAGCAGAAGGCCGACTACTACGTCATCGATTAGATATTGTGTCTGAAGAAGCTCTACGTTTGCGTCAGAAGCTAGAACAGATTTACACTGTAGCTTACTTAGCTCTGGACAACAGAGAACTTGATAACATGGATATGAACTGAGGAACAACTTATGTCATTATTAGGATCAATTACTAACTCACTCGTAGGCTCAAGCGCAATTTCTGGTGCACAGGGAACAATTACAAATAGCAATCTAACCTCGCAGGGACAGTGGAACGCAGCTCAACAACAAAAGCAATTACTTAACTCGTACCCATACGAACAACCATTTAAGCAGCTTCACATCAATGTCAGGCAAGTTGAAAATGGATACACCGTCGAGATCGGCGGGGCGACACACATTGCGAGTAACCTCAAAGAAATTACTGACTTACTAACTAACAGAGTAGCGGCAACGTTGCTCGACTGGAATCCATAATGGACATACTCACTGTAGATATTGAGACGTACTACGATGCACAATTCAGTTTGTCAAAGATGCAGACTGATGCGTACATCACCGACGAACGGTTTGAATTTATCGGAGTATGCGTTGCGAAGAACGACGAAGACCCTGTGTGGTTCAGTGGAACTGAAGCAGAGATTCTTGAGTGGGTGCACGTCAACTACGACTGGGCCAACTCAGCCGTAAGATGCCACAATACTTTGTTCGATGGCTACGCGCTGACGCAAAGACTGGGTATACGACCGAGGCTATGGATGGATACACTCCCTCAAAGCCGAATGCTTCACCCCTACTTAGTCTCCCACTCACTTGCTAACTTAACTAAATTCTTCGGATTCCCTGACAAGGGCACTGAAGTTGTTAAAGCATTGGGCAAACGTCGTGCGGACTTTAATCCCATGGAATTAGAGGCGTATGCAGATTACTGCAAGCATGACACGTGGCTGTGTCGTGCGATCGGTGAGAAGATGGACGCCTTCACTCCGCCATTGGAAGTTCGTTTGATCGACATGACTGTGCGTATGTTTACAGAGCCTATGCTTGTGGGCGATGTTGCTGTGATGGATAGGCTATATCACGAAGAAGTTGCACGCAAAGAAGACCTGATGCGCTCGCTCGTTGTCGGTAAGGATACGCTGATGTCCAACGACAAGTTTGCAGAACAGCTCGAGTTGCTCGGCGTTATACCGCCTAAGAAGATAAGCCCCGCAACAGGGCGTGAGACCTTTGCCTTTGCTAAAAGTGACAAGGGCTTTACTGACTTGCTTGACCATGAAGACTCTGGCGTTCAGGCACTGGTAGCCGCTCGCCTTGGTGTGAAGACAACCATTGCAGAAACTCGTGCGCTCAAGTTCGTGGATACTGCAAAGCGTGGCCCTCTGCCGGTGTACCTCAACTTCTGGGGTGCTAAAACCACTGGCCGTTATTCGGGCGGCAACAGTATCAACTGGCAGAACATCCCCGCCCGTGGGCCGTCTGCGGGTTTGCGCAATGCGTTGCTTGCCCCTGCCGGACACACTGTGCTCGTAGGTGACTCATCCAACATTGAGCTTCGCACTGTGATGGCTTTGGCCGGACAGGATGACGTGGTAGAGAAGTTGGCCAATGGCGTGGACTTGTACTGCGACTTTGCGTCCAAGCTCTTTGGTCGTGACATTACCAAGGCAGACAAGGCTGAGCGTTTCTTAGGCAAGACCGCCATGCTCGGGTTGCAGTACGGTGCCGGTGCTCCGCGCTTTCAGGAAATGGTTCGTATCGCAGCGCGTACTGATCCGGCTGTGAAAGCTATCGACCTCGATCGTGCGTACGACATCGTGAACCTATACCGCTCAGTACATCACAAGGTAGTTGACCTATGGGGTAGGTGTCAGCAAGTAATCCTGCCCGATATTGCCAATGGTTGTAGCCTGATGACTGTGGATGTCAACGGATGGTTTATCACGCAGAAGGATGGCTTCGGACGTCCGGGTGAGCCCGGTGTGATGTATCACGACCTGAAGTACGACGGCAAAGAGTGGACATACTTAATGGGCAAACAACGTGTACGTATCTTCGGCCCGAAAGTTGTAGAAAATTTATCACAACATGCTGCAATGCGGATCGTTATGTGGCAAACTGCACGTATCAACGAACGGTACCCCGTCAAGCTGTCAGTCCATGACGAAGCAGTCTGCGTAGTACCAAATGAAGAACTTACTCAAGCACGCGCCTATATGGAAGAGTGCCTATCTCTAACACCCAAGTGGTGTCGGAGCATTCCCGTATCTTGTGAGACGGGTGTAGGCCCGTCGTATGGTGCGGCGAAATAGGAAACTTATGACCCAAGTAATGCCGCTGTCTTTTAGTCGTCTATCAACATTTGAAACATGCGAGGCCCAGTTTGATTATCTGTACGTATCTAAACGCGTACCCAATTCATCAAACGAAGCGTCCGAGTATGGAGATCGTGTACACAAGTTGCTAGAAGCTAAAGGCCGTGGCGTGCTTGACATGGACTCCCTATCTGCTGAAGGGCGTAGCACACTAGATCAATGGGGTAGCGTTGTTGACGTCATCATGAAGCGACCGGGCGACAAGTTGTTCGAGCATCAGATGGCTGTCAATGCAGACTTAAAACCTGTTGACTGGTTTGCCAAAGACGTGTGGATCAGATCAATCGCTGACGTGCTTGTTGTGGATGGCGACACTGCATACTGCCTTGACTACAAGACAGGCAAAGTAAAAGAAAACCCAACACAGTTGCAACTGTTTGCGGCCATGGTGTTCTGGCATTACCCAGAAGTTACCAAGGTCAAGACATCATTCATCTGGCTCAAGTTTAACGAGACAACAAACGCCGTGTACGAACGTAGATTTCTAGACTCAATGTGGCGAGCACTGAAGCCTCGATTCGCAAAGGTGCAGGACACGATTGAACTTGGCGTATACAAAGCAAAACCCTCGGGCTTATGCCCATGGTGCGCGGCAAAAGATATTTGCCCTGACGCACGACTGAAAGGTAAGAGATGAAGAACGAAGCCGATGTTAAAAAGATTGTCAAAGATGTTCTCAAAGATGCAGACTTATGTTGGTGGTTTATGCCACCTGCTAATGGCTATGGTCGGTCTGGTATTCCTGACTTTGTGGGCTGCGTTAATGGTTCTATGTTTGCTATTGAGACCAAGTTTGGTAAGGGCACTACTACAGCCAACCAAGAGAGGGAAATATCAACGTTGACTAGAAGCGGTGCAAAGGTGTGGATCGTACGTGAGACATCTGTTGACGTATGGATTTTTGAATTCAAAGCGTGGGTTGCTCTGACATGCTTGTAATACCTGACAAACGCAAGATCATCATTAACAGCAATGAGAATGCCACTGTGCAGTCTCTGATGCCGCATGCCAAACAGTTCATGCATGATGGTGAGTCGATGCTTGCTGTGCCGTATGGTGTGGACGAATCAATCGTGCTGAAGAACTTGGGTTTCAGTGTCCCTGCCCCCATCACGCATTACTACAACTGGCCCGCTCGGTTTGCTCCGATGGATCACCAGAAAGATACCGCCGCATTTCTCACAACACACAAGCGTGCCCTGTGTCTTAACGCACCGGGTACTGGTAAATCCATCAGTGCTATTTGGGCCGCTGACTTTTTGCTTGATGAAGGTATAGCGAAGAAAGTTTTAATCATCGCGCCGTTGTCAACGCTGACTGTTGTGTGGGGGAGAGAGCTTAAGCACCACCTCCCGCACCGCATGTTTGCAATTGTCACTGGCACGAAGGAAAAACGTAGACAGTTGCTTGAGAAACCCGGGGTGCAATACTTCATCATTAATCATGATGGCTTTAGTAACATGGCCGCTGACATCAAAGACTTTGACGTTGTGATCTACGACGAAGCCACTGCGCTTAAATCTCCGAGCTCGCAACGCTACAAGATTTTTGCTAAGTGGATGCAAGCACACAAGCCATGGCTGTGGATGTTGACGGGCACACCGATCTCTCAGACGCCTGCAGACGCATGGACATTGGCGCGACTTGTTGACTCACCTACATGCCCTAAAAGTTTCACTACGTTTAAAGACATGGTGATGCAGAAGGTCACAACGTTTCGTTGGATACCAAGACAAGATGCACTTGAGACATGCAAGAAAGTTTTGCAACCATCGATTCGTTTCTCGCTTGACGAGTGTAAAGATTTGCCTGACACTAACTTCGTTGGTCGCAAGACAGAGCTAACACCTCAACAACAAAAAGCATTTAAGGAAATGAAAGACAAAGCTGTGACGGTGTTTGCGGCGGGCGAAGTCACTGCTGCGAATGCGGCGGTTGTGCTAAGCAAGATGTTGCAAATTAGTTGCGGTGTCGTGTATAGCGAGACCGGTCGAATTGCAATCGATGGCTCGTTGAGGTATAATACACTCACTGACTTACTTACAGAGATCGGAGACAAGGTTATTATCTTTGTGCCGCTACGAGGCGTACAAGATCAATTGCAGGCGAAGTTAACTGCTGACGGATTCGATGTTGCATCGGTTCATGGTGACGTTAACAAAAACGAACGCAATCAAATCTTTAACGACTTTCAGCACACGGACAGGCCGCAGATTTTGTTGGCTCACCCGAAGGTTGCGGCACACGGATTGACATTGACTCGGGCAAAAGATATTGTTTGGTTTGCTCCCATTTATTCACTTGAACAGTACGAGCAAGCTAACGCTAGGATTCGCCGACTGACAACAGTTGGCAAGACGACCGTTTGGCACATATGGGCCACCGGCTTTGAGGCAGAGTTATACCGCCGACTCCGCGCAAAGCAAAACACATTGGCGGAGTTTTTGAATTTGGTGCAGGGCATCAACAGTGACGATTAGTTAAACAGTTAGGACTTACTTATGAACTATGAAATAGCCGCAGATAAGTATCTGCAGGTGCGCAATGCTATCGACGCTCTCGAGCGTGCGCATAAAGTGGAGAAGGCAAAGCTTACAGAAAAGCTTATCGCCGTTGAGAACTGGATGACTGCCAAAGCGCAGGAAGACGGTCTCGAGACAGTTAAAACAAATTCTGGTACGGCCTATTGGTCGACACACCACACCGCGACCGTTGCGTCGCGCGAAGAGTTCTTTGCGTATTGCAAGGAAACCGATGCTTGGGACATGGTAGAAGCCCGCGCATCGAAGCTAGGGGTAAAGAGTTTCATTGAAGCCAATGGCGCTCCTCCTCCCGGCGTAAATTTCTCGTCTATCCGTGTTTTTAATCTTCGTAAAGCTCAAGCAAAGGAATAATCGTGAGCAACATTCAAACAGTACCTGCACACATTGCAGCCCGTATAGCCGCCCGTCAGCAAGCGGGCACTAAATCAACAGTGGCATCTGCGATCGTCGGTAGCGACGGCGTTAGTTTTCCAAAAATCAGCATCCGCGCAGGGCGTTATCGCTTGAGCGAAGACGGTGTTGAGACAACAGTTGGCGTCACTCTAGACACCATCATCGTAGGTGCAAACCCTAGGGTTTCCAAGGTGTTTTATGCCAAAGCGTTTGATGCGTCTGCGGAGAACGTTCGACCAGATTGTGGCTCTAGTGATGGCCTAAAGCCTGATGCTAATTTTGAGTCACCAGTGCACGCTAGTTGCGCGGACTGCCCCAACAATGTGCTTGGCTCTAAGGTTCTGCCCTCTGGTGCAAAGTCTAAGATGTGTGCTGACCAACGGCACTTGGCAGTGGTTGCCGCCGCTGATCCATCAAAAGTATACAGTTTGACTGTACCTGTCAGCGGTATGAAAGCTCTGCGTGAATACTTCAAGGACTTAGGCAATTATGGCATTGGCCCTGAAGAGGTAATTACCGAGTTGGGTTTTGATGACGCGGCGAGTTACCCCAAGATTACTTTTAAGCAAAAAGGTTACGTTCCAGAGAAAGCAATTTCTCGCGTTGACACTTTAGTTGGAAGTGATTCTGTTAAAGTAGCTACTCGTCAACTTGCTCCACAAGCGGCGGGCCCTGCTATTGCAGCACCCGCGCCGAAGGCCGCTATTGCGGCTCCCGCAGTAGAGGACGCTTATGAAGAGGAAACACCTGCACCAGTAGCCGCGCCTGTCAAGGCGGCGAAACCCGTAGTTGCTCCAGTAAAAGCGTCAGATGAATTAGCGGCAAAGCTCGACAGTTTGTTCGACGAGTAATAAAATTAAAATGTAGAACGCTCCCCGGGTAATGCCGGGGTTTTTTATCTAGGGGCATGTCTTGGACACAAAAAACTTTTTTACT